AGTATTTATTAAAAGCTCTAAAGCTATTTGCCTATTGCCTCTATCTTTGTAATTTATATTAGAAATAATCCAATCACACCAAGCTACACTTGAGTTGGTATCATATAAAAACCCCGCTACAATTGGAGTATCACCATCGAAAACAATATACCCACCTGCTCCATTTTCAGGTAAAAAGGCTTTAGATGGAGGATTTTTCCAGCTCCACTCTTCCCACCATTTACATAAAATATCCTCATAGTCACTTTCTTTTAAAGCTCTTATCTTCAAATCCATATTACAAAGATAATAAAAAACTATGGATTACTTTTCATCACACTACTCCCGACAGAAAATAACTCTACAGCTACTTCAGAATTATTACTTAATTTAAATTCTAAGTAGTATCCTCTTGCTCCATGAGACTCAGCAACTGAGTTCTTTATAAACATAATGTACTGTCCAACCGTAGGAACTGATGCTCCTGTAATCGTTGTATTTATTGTTATGGTATTTAAATTTCCTCCTGTTGTTGACTGTTTTACTGCCACAACAGTCCCATTTAATATTGGAGTTGTTGTTGCAACTCCTGAGCTTAAGGTAACACCGTAAACAGCATCTCCAACACTAATAATAGTTCCAGGAGAAATAGAGAACTCTAAAAGAACAGTAGCTCCACTCCCAGTAATACCAATACAAGTACCAATACCATTTGCTGATCTTTCTTTCCAGTTCAGGTTACCCTCATTTGTTCTAAGGTAACTAAACCACTCTCCTTCTTTTTGAACGAAATAAGTTTCTAGCATTCCGCCTGGACTCCCATCTGTTAAATCAGTATTTAAAGACACACACTCCCATGCTGCTTGAGTTGTATCTACTGATGTTGTTGTAGACTCATAAGATAAAGTCTTAAATAGTTTTATACTTAGCGTAGGCTCTGCATTAAATACACTTGTTATAGTGGTTTCATATTTAGAATCATAAAAACTATTACGTGTTTCATTTGTATTATGTCTCCATAAATTACCCCCCTTAAAGCTATAAAAGAAACTATTCATTCCTATCATATACTCTGGATGATAGCTATAGAACGAAGGAAAGCCCTTCGCTGCATCGCTATATGATACTGTACTATTTACACAATTTAAAGCCATTGTTTTATTTATTTATTTGTTATGTTGCACAATGTACTGAATCTCCACAGCCATATGATTGAGAGCTAGCTAATGTAGCATCTGCCGTTCCTGATGAATTTACATTGATTATTGTACCGCAATAAACAGCTCCAGTTCCTGGTGTTCCAATCTGATATTGAACAACATCATTTAATCCGAAAATATAATCATTATTTACTGTGTATGGTGTTGATGATGTACAATCTTCAAGTATATATGTTGTGCTTGATGATGTACAATCTGTAACTACTTGAACAATACCTGATCCATTTACTGTCATTGATTTTATAGACGACCCATTTAAAGGTTTTGTAATACCTTTATAATTAGACCATGAGGCTACTGCTGCACCAGCACTATCTTGGTAGATAGTATCAAGAGCTACAGGTAAAAGACCTGATCCATTATGCCAAAGCTGAACAGTTGATGAAATTGCGCAAGCTAATCCAGACGAAGCATACGTTAATGATGTCGAATAAAAAGAGTTGTAAGTTGATGATACACATGCTGTTGATGAAATAACTACCCCATTTCTAACTCCAAAAGCTGTTGTTCCTATTATATAATATTTCAACACTCCTGTATCATTTAAATATGTAGATCCATTTACATCTGTGAATACAAAGTTCCCTACTTCAGGAAGAGTGTTTACATCTAATGTAAAAGGAGTAGATGTTCCTGTTGCATTTCTTACAAAATAATATGTTTCATTTTGAGTAGAATTACAAGATGTATCTAACTGTAAAGTTGATGAAACAAAACTAGGTAAATCTACTGGACAGTCTATCTCATATGCGAAAAATGTTCCACAATAAGGAGCTGATACCTTTAGATTCATTGTTGTTGGACTTGCTGTTGACTTAGGAACTACCATTGTAAAAACAGGACTTCCAGTTAACGCTCTTCCACACATAGCGTTTGTTACTGTTAAAGGATGTAATGTTCCTTGTGCTACATAAGATCCACCTGTATAGGTATAGTTCTCTGGAGCGTCTCCAACAGCACAAACCCCAGGAGTCACACTTGTATTTGTATATGGTATTATAATATTAGCTGAATCGCTACCTACATATGTTGGATCGCCTGTTCCTTGGTTACCTATTCCTGAGTAATCAACAGCAGTTCCACTTCCATCTACTAATATAGTTCCATCATTCCCTTTCGCTGTTAAACGATTATGGTTTACAGAATTGTAATTAGCAAGAACACCATCTGCAATACTACTTCCCATATAGAAATATAATACAATAGCACCAGTTGTGCTAGCTACATCAAAATTAACATCAAAAAACCCATTAGCACTAATTGATACACTTATCCCACTTCCACAGGCAACCTCACACGTTCCACAGGATTGTGAATTTAATAACACTCCTGATAACTGTTGTCTAACAATACCTCCTTGAGAGTAATACCCATCCGCAGCTAATGCAGATAGGGTACTATTCGTGTATAAAGTTGTTGCTTGTGCAAAATTTAATCCATCAAAACAATATGTTCCTAATGCTCCCATTTATAATTAATTTATTAACAAGTAGTTACTACTGTAACTAACCCGAATTGATTTACTGTTATATAATCTGTTGCACTTATTTTATAAAGTCCTTGTGCTAAGGTTGTTCCTACTGTTCCATTTGAAGAGGAATATACAAAATCTCCATACACTGGCAACGCATTACTACCTGTATGATAATAATTCGTAGTTAATGATTGTCCGCAGACAACAGTTGCATTTTGCTGTATTGTACTACTAGTATAAGATGTATATGTTACTGAACAATCACAGCAAGCCGAAGCAGCTGAAGACGCATCATAACAGAACTCCTGACAACTTGTTAACCTATAGTCATATATCAAATACAAGTACTGATTCCCCGCAGGCAAACTTAACCCTGAAATTGTAGCTTGGTATAATCCTGTTGAAGGATTTGTTACACTGCCATTTGCAATAGTTGTTGACGCTGCAATTAAAGAAGTAATATTTGCTTCATTATTAGCATATAGCGTATTACTTGATAAATATTTAAAATTATCATTAGGATATCCCCAGTTGTAATTATCAAATTCTATTTTATTAGACCTCATTGTTAAATCTACCCCATCATAAGGGAAGACTCCTAATGACCTAACTCCTACCTGAGCATCATATGTTGATGCAACAAGATTACTGCTAGCAAACAAGGCTAAATCTGAATCTATAGGACTAATAGTTACACTATCTGTCCAGCTATATTCTGCATGTATGAAATCTCCTGAATCTTCAGGTGAATTTATAACAACTTTAACTACTGTTATATTACTTTGAATAGGACAATTTGCTGATAATGCAAAAGAAGCTATTGATACAGCTGTAATTGTCACTATCGCGTTTGTAGGTGTATTTAAAGTTTTATCAAAACTAAATGTTCCAGTTCCTGTAAGTGTTGCGCTTGTTGTTGTTACACCATTCCATAAAACAGAGATAGATATAGATCCGCTTTGAATATTATAATCAAAATCACATTGACCAATTACTGCACCATAATTTACAGTAGTAATAATTGGAGATGCAATTGCTAATTCATCTCTTTGTAGTGTATATCCACAAGCTGCAATCTCTGGAGGTAAAGGAATAAAATTACAATTCATTCCAAGTACATATTCATTCATATAAGGATCATATCCACCTAACTTCTGAGTTTGTATTGACTCAAAAAACTGGTCTCTAAACCATGATCTCATTCCGTTAGAAGAAATAACCTCTAAAGAGTCATTATTTCTACTTGTACCTTTTAACTTTAATACCGCTCCTCTTTTTACGTCTGTAAAATACATGTCATACCCCCAAGCAACAAAGCTTTCAGGATTATAACTAATTCCAAACTCCTCAATACGTGCTATTTGCGTACCTAGAATCTGTGGAACTGAAGCAATAATTCCTCCCCCGGTACTATCACTAATTAAATTCTTTCCTGCTAATACATATGTTATTCTATCTTCCTGTAAAACCAAAATATCAGTTTCACGAGGATGCATTTTCTGAATTGGGCCAAAAGAAGTTTCACAATCTTTAAAGTTTACCAATCCTAAGTTGAATTCATTAAGATTGTTTACACCACTATTGCTACTGTAAACACCACTATAAGTGATTCCTTCAAATCTATCCGCCTCCTTATAATCTTGATTAGAGACAGCTAATACTCTCTGTCCTAGAACCATAGCTCTACCTGCTAGTGAGTCTTTTATTTTAAAACTTTCAACTCCATTACCAAAGGTAAAACAGTCTTGGAAATTTAAATTAATCACAGCATCCTGAGAAGCTGTTTGATCTTGATTTCCTAAATCTGAACTCGCTCCAGACAGATGGTATCCTGATGGCTGTGCTATTGGAAAAGACTCAGAAGCATCATAGTACAATTCTGCATTTGCATCTGCTGGTTCGCTTTCAAAAACCATTAATGTGTTTGTTCTCTGAACAATTAATTCAACCTTTAAATCTGCCGTTCTATTAGATTGCGGCCAAAGTCTAAAACACCCATGCATTCCAGAGGCTACTCCAAGATATAATGGGTCTGTAGCTAATTGAGTTGCCGCTTGTATCCACTGAAAATTAACTTCAAAAGATGTACACGAAACATTATCAGCAATCCCATTAGTATCAAGTATATCAGTTCCAGGAGATCCTGTAGGAGTTGCAAGAACTGAGTCAAATGTAATAGGTGTTTCATCAGAAACATTTCCTGGGTCTGCTAAGTCAGGATTAATATTATCTCCAAGCCACCATCTTCTTAGATCAAGGTAGTCATTGTTTGAAACATATTGTTGATCCCATTCCCAAAGTATCTCTTGACAATCTCCTCCATTATAAGTGTCATTTCTAAAAGCAGTTACTTTCATTTTAATAGTAGATCCAGCTGGCACAGTGTAATTTGTTGTTGCTGCACCACTACCTAAAGTATCTTGAGTAAAACAAGGATATGCTATTTTTCTAGCATTTGTACACCCGTAAGCATCACTTCTTCTTTCTATATCCCCATACTCTATAACAGAGTCTTCAGAAATAGAGATATCAAAATTCTGATTCTTCATTTGCATATACAACCCTGAAAGTTGACTAGAATCTACTCCTAATTCACTAGCTACAGCTAAAAAATCTCTAGCTTCAGCATTTATTTCTAAAACCTCAACTTTTTCTAGTCTTGATAATGGCCCTGATACATCTGCTTTTACTATTAAAGTTTGACCTTTAGCAACCTTATTTGCATTATCTCCTTCTAATTTAAAGAAGACCATATTATCACTCGGTCTTACATAATAAAAATTAGAGTATATTGTTTCATAATTTCCTAAACTTGGTTTCACTACAAACTTATATCTCTCTGCCCAGTAAGGAGCAAGAGAGCTAACAGCAACTTGTATACTATTTCTTGTATCACTATTCCCTGGTTCTACATAAACAGTATTTCTTTCAGATACCAATACAGTAGATGATCTTCCATAACTGTCACTATAGATAATTCCTGTTTCGTAATCCCTATTACTGTGTAAACTTCCTGTGTCTGTAGTGGTACTAAAACCAGCTTCTCCACTAACAAATCTGAAATATTCGTAAATATCAGTAGTTACAGGAGTGCTATCAATGTTTTGATACTTCATCGCAAGTGTCTGTATGCTGAAAGTATCTACCCCTGGAGAAATTCCACTAAGTAAAAAACCTTGCTGTAAAGTCGCATCTGTTATACTACTATTAAATTTAGTAAAAGTAGCCGATGTTGATGGAGATGATAATTCATTATTAAAGTAATCAGTCAACGAATTCCCTTGATCAGCAGTAGCGATAGGATTAAAATTAGTATTTAATATCGTTCCTATAGCATTTTGAAATAATGTACTACTAAGAAAATCATATGTTGACGTGTAGTCTGCATCTAAAGTTATGTTTACATCTAATGTAAAAGGAGAGTTTTTAAATTGATCATTTGGCCCCCATGCAGGGTTACTAGACTGACCAGCACCAACTGTCGTTTCTTGATTCTCAAGATTAAAAGAAAATCCTATGTAAGAACCCTTCTTTAATTTTCCTAATGTTGATGATAAATCAAAAGTCAACTTATTATTCGCATAACTTTTTGTGTCAGCTGGGTCAATTGTATAGCTAATCCCTGTTCCTGTATTTGCAAATGGAAGTTCTTGAGATAGTATTGGGGTATTTATTAAACTCGTTGTGTAGTTTAAAGCAATTTCAGCTCCATCTGAAGCTCCTCTTGTAAAATTATAACCATCTACATAGTTCCCATACATTAAACGATTACCTTGAATTGTTTGAGCTTTTGCTAACCTAGGAACATTGTCATACTGACGTAATAACTCGTCTGCACCCAAAAGAGTGTAGATCTTACTATTAGTGAAAGTATATGTTTTAGTTGTGTTGTCTGCCCACCCATAGTCTTCTTTGGTAAATCTCTCAATAACATTAATAGAATTAGATATAGTATCCTTAAATAATAAATCTATTTCTTTTACCCTCTTACTTCCTGTAGAGAAATGAATTTTCACACCATTGTAAAGATTCTGCATTCCTGCATTGTTATAGTTTTTAGTATCAAAATTAAAAGGTTTTGACGCAAAGGCTGGTAAACTAAATAATGAAGTAGCACTATACTGCCCATCTTCATATCTATATCTATAAGCGAAACATAAAAATCTATTCTCAATGTAGTTTTCTCCACCAGGAACATTCAATAAAGAAATAGTTGGAACTGGTAAAGGAACATTTCCATTTACAATATTCTCAAATCCTGGGATTTTAACTATAACACTAAGATCCTCTTCTATAATTTGGTCAACATTGCTAATCGGTAAAGGATAATTTCTTGTAACATTTATATATCTTGGAGGATTAAGATCATCCGTCCAGAATAATAAACCATCAATTAAATCTACTCCAGTAATCAAATACTTAGAATCAAAATTTAAAAGATTTTCAGTTACTACATGGTATGTAATTAATTGTGTAGTGGTATTAAAAGAAACCACCATATCAACAGAAGCTGTTTCGTCATGGATAAACCAATAGATAGTTTCTCTTACTCCATCTTCATATGCACCAATACAAATAGCAGTTGTTAAAGCAACCCCATTATATCTCAATGTAGTCAGCTGAGAATTTCCTTTTGAGTTTTCTACAGCTCCAACTTCAGTCATTTCTGTCGAACCTAACCTAACATTTAATGCATCAATATATTCACCAGGAGGAAGAAGTCTTTCATCCACTGATTTATTCATTCTACCTGCAATGAAATTTGTTGTAATTATTGGCATATTATTTTATCCATTTATTCTGACCTCTCATATTCATCAAGAGTCTGCCAGGGTGTATGTTACTTAATCTGATTTTAGCGTTTCTTAGTAAAGACGATTTGTCTTTTCTCGCTCTATTAACTACATATTCCTGAACTGATAGTCGCCCATTTAAAATAGAATACTTAATGTATGCATAAATATATTCTTCAAATAATTTATTCACTTGAACATTCCCGTCTACTCCAGCTGCCATTCCATCTGAAACATATTCTAATACAATCGAAGCCGCATTAGATACATTACTAAAATTAATAACTCCTGACTGCTTATCTATCGTGAAAGTAGGATTAGCATTTGCTGTTTCTGTATTTAACCCAAAACGAGTTCCTACAGAGTAATCAAAATACCAGTCTCCCTGATATGAGTATCCTTCAGAACCACTATATGCATTTCCTGCATTCATGTAAAGGCTTTTCCCTGATCCAGTAATTCTACTTAAATCCAATTCTGAATCTTGAGGTCTTAAAACATTACCATCCTGATCAAATAAGATATTAGCATCATTATCCTGAAGATAAGCTGAAGACCAATTTGTTTGAATATTTTCCGTTAAAGGTTTTAGAATTCCATTTTCTAATACAGAGATTCTTACCCAATTCACATAGTCTTGAGGAAGTATAAATCTAAGTTGTTTAGTTACATCTAGTTGAAGGATTTTAATTTCCTTCATCGCGTCATAATTTAATTCTTGAATACCCCTCTTTGCATGAAATAATATTTGGTATCTCTCTATATTGTTAATCAATTCATGATTCCCTTGATACATTAACATAAAATTATTAACTATATCAGCTAAAGAAACATATTGATATGAACCCCAATTCGCATCGTTTGGAGTTGTTCCTGAGTTTTGATAATATGCGTAATCATTTATATATGCCATCTATCCTTGTGTTTGTTGTTCTTGTTGTAACTCTCCTGCGCCAAATTGATACACGTCAGCTTCTCTAATTTCAATTCCTACATACTGACATATCTTTGCAACCAAAGTTGGCTCGTCAGATAAAGGTAGTTCAAAGTCTTGGTAGTCAGACTGAGTTGCATCAAATAAAGGCTCTCCTCCCTGTAATGAAGCGTAGGTCCATTTAGGTGCAAGAGGATAACGCACATACTGCGCATATATCGTCCCTGGAGACTTTAAAGTTTGTGGGTATACATTTATAATGTTTCCTGTAACGGATGCCGTAGCGTTGCCTAAAACATACGCAGGGTATCCAGTTGATGGAGATGTTAATGGAGATGAGTTTAAATAAAATATTTTATTCTGATTCACTCTCTCTACCTCTACTACATTTGATTCAGATACAATTACATAAGCATTACCAACATTCTGTGCTGCTCCAAATATATTCGTAGTTAAAGTTAACTGAGTATCACTGTCAACACTTATAATATAAGCACTTTGACCAGCTGTAATACTTGTTGAATCCGTAGAAGATATTACTTGCCCAGCTAAAACAGAGCCTGTTGTAAACGTAGCGGCTGCATCTATTAAAGTAAATGATCCTGCTGTAGTGTTTGTTCCTGTTGCTGTTGTATTAGGGTAGTAGTTAATTTTGTTTATTAAATAGTAATTTGAAGGTAGGTTAAATAAATTAACACCTGCATTTACTAAAGTCTGTGTAGCTGAAAAACTATCTATAACCTCGACTAATCCTTTTGTAATGTCGGCATAGCCAGTTCCAGATATTCTTTGATTCTCCTTAAAAAGTTGTGTGTTGTATTGATAGAAATAGTCCTCAAACAAGTCCATTTGAGCTTGTTCACAATACAGATTAAAATCCTGTGGAGAGATATATCCGTAATTGTTTTTGTTAGCTATTGCTAATACGGTATTTCGTACGTCGTTGATCGGCATAATAAAAATCTTTTTACAAAGATAGCAAAAAAAAAGCACCCTATTTTATTTAGGATGCTTCGTATAAATTATTGGATTTATTCTACTTTATTTTATTCTTTAAAAGCTTGTAAACCTCTAAACCATCATCACTTTGCATAAAAGATCCTACAATAAAGTGTGGGTCTTCTCCGAAAGGAATGGTTAACATTTTCTTTTTATTGTTTGGTAAATTGTAATATACATCTTTACCACTATTTCTGAATCCTAATAAAGAAGAACTGAAAAATTGATGAACATCATCCATTAGTTCTAGCATAGGGTCATTAATTGTATCTAAGAAGTCTTCAGGATTATGTTTAGCATAAACCAATAAGTCACGTTTTAATTCTGGTGAAGTCATGTGTTCAACTCCATTACCCATTAATACACGACATACCTGAGTCAACTTGATAATATCTTTGGTGATTTCTTTTGCTGCGATCTGAGCTTCTAACTCCATCTCAACATGCTCTAATTCAGCAGTAGCATCACGCTCTTTGTTTATTTCTTCAAATACATTACCATTAGATGGGTGTAAGTGTAAGAATTTCTGTAAAACTTGGTTTTCTTTTCCTACAGATAACATTCCGTCCTCAAAAACAATTGGTTCTAAAATAGCATTACCATCTTGTTCATCTTCAAAAGGTGACTTCTGATTACGAGCATAACGTAGTGGTCTATTTGTTCCATGATCCTCATCAAAATGTAATAAAGGAGAACTCCCTGAGTGTCTTGAAGCTAACATGTAAGATAAAGGAGCTTTCTGTCCTTTTAATCGATAAGCTTTCGCTTTGTATTCTGGTTTTTTTGTTGTCATTATGATATAATTTAATTTGATTTATAATAAAAAAGAGAGGCAGTGAATTACCACCTCTCTCTTAGTACTTACTACTTATGCATTTTGGAATAAGAAGAAGTTGTTTGCACCTAAAGTACATACAGCTCTTTCAGATAGGAAGTTAACTTCCATTGCATCCAAGTCGCTATTTCTTGCTCCACCAGCTGAACCAGTGATCCAAGATTTGTAA